TTGTGCTGGCTGCGGGGAGCCTTTCGTCGGGCATGAGTCTATCGTCGTGACGGTGGCAGCGGGCGAGCTCGTTCGCGTGTTTGGTCGCAAGGAGCGCCCGCGGAGTGGTCGCTCCCGGTCGCGGTCGCGGTCGCGCGGCCGTAAGGAGGGCGCGCGCGGCCGCTCCGGGTCGCGCGGCCGCAAGCCGCGGGCGCCGAAGAAAGCCGTCGCGCGGCAGGCGGTGGCCGTGAAGGCGGCGGTTCGTGAGGCCGCCACCCTGGTCGGCGGCAAGGCGCCCCGGCCGTTGCGGCGCGAGAAGCCCGCAGCTCGCTCTGTTGCGGGTCCGAAGGTTAGGCCGTTGCATGAGGTTGTGGCTTCGGCGTTCATTTTGCCTGAGGTCGCTGGGGATATGCGCATACCAGTCGGTGGCGTTCCAGTCCCGACTGGCGTCGGCAAGTTAGAGGAAACGTACGTGTGGAACTCATACGTGCCCGGCACCTTGGCGCCCGCGGATCAGATGGTCACCTTCATCCCTGAGAATGAGGGCTTCGCCGTTCTGACGCGCGACCCGTTGGTGCCTTTGCGCATGTTGACCTACGACGGCACGCCGTCGGCCCTGGCCGGCCTGGGTTACAGGTTTTCCTTCCCGTCGCTGACGCCCGGCGGGCCTGCTGGTGACGAGGAGGTCGTTGCCCAGACCGACTTTTACATCGACAGTGCCCAGTTTGCCGTCGGGGACGGTGCTCTTCCGACCGTCGGGGAGACTATCTCCCTTCCGATCTCGTACCTTGAGGCCATTTCGGGCTCGACGTTCCAGCCGTTTGGCGCGTTCACGCCCGCTTTCGTTGACACGTACGAGACGGCTCGCGATAAGACTTACTTCTTCGCGCAAACGGGCATTGAGTTCAGTTGCTCGTGTGCTCAGCTGGGCCCCTGGACGGCCGGTGTCGACGCGATCGTGACGCTCACGTTGTTCGCTTGGAACCCTGCGACGACGTCGGAGTTTGTCGCCGGTTCCACGACGTTCACCGTCTCAAGCGGCGGCGGTTCGACCGGCA